TCATCGATGTCTAAAAATAAATGTGGATATTTTTGCATTAGTGTGGTTTTACCACCGCCTCCACAGATAACTATTAGTTTCATTATATCTTTTTATAATAATATCTTTTTATATTCTTCATAATATTATTCATAATATTATTCATAATATTCATGTTTCATGTATACTATATAATGCACATTTTACATGAGAAAATGTGTAATAGAAATTGTATCACTCCACTCCACTCACGCAAACTTATAACCGACGCATGCTGCAAAAAAGGTTTCAATGTCTGCAAGACCTGCACCCGTCACCGACGCAACAGGTCCCTCTGTAATTCCACGCGCATACGCCAAAAATACCGGAATTCCATTCACCATTTTTTTATGTTTCAGGAATGCATATAGGTCAAAACACTCATCCACGTCGACCTCAAACATAGTTATATGTTCAGGCAAATCATTGGACTTCTTGTAGGAATACTCTTTGATTTTTTTGCATGGTCCGCACCAGTCCGCAGTAAATTTAAATATGAGAATACCAGGATTATTTTGTAACAACGAAGCAAAATCATTTCTTGTTCCCTTTAGTTTAAGAATCTTGTAATTATTGTCGATACGTGATACTATGTTTTCCATTTTGTATAGGATTATATACAATATTCATTTATATTTTCTAAGTTATTTTGCGTTGTATACTTTTTTTATTATTATTTTTAAATAATAATAAAAATACATATACTTATCATTTCATAAATTATAATTATTTAGAAGAAAGTATTTATAAAATGGTAGATATTGAACCTATGCTCACATACGATTTATCACAAATTGGAATTAAAACGATCTATCATATTTTAACTATTTTATACATAACGTATATTTATCCTATCTACGTGATTTTAAATTACAATGTAAAAACAGAAAAAGGGGCAATTAAAGATATTGCAACGTTATTTATGAATTTAACAAAACCAACTATTTACAAAGTATCTAAAGATGACTTGAACATGACCAAAAATATCATGTATATGTCCAACCATTCTTCAATTAGTGACTTTTTTATTGACCCTCTTGTAACGCATTATAATTCCAAATATATTGGATTGAATAAAATGAGAAAAATATTCCCATTTTTAGGATTAGTAACCATGCTTACAAAATATTGCATTTTCATTTCGGGTGATAAAAAAAAAGAACAAGTCATCGCAGACTTGAAAAAAATAGAAGAACTTCGCATTGGAGATACTTATCGTAATCTTGCATTATACCCCGAAGGAATGCGCCGACCTCATCGTCCATATGTATCTGAACAACTAAAAAAGGGTTTTATTTATCATTCATTTGAGCATAATATTCCTATTCAAATTATTCATACGACAAATAAAGACTATGTAATTGATGATGAAAAGTTTAAAATAAATTATAATATGAAACTTTTTACACATTATAGTCCTCTTGTCGATCCCATGAAACTTAGAAAGAAGTTTGAAAAACGTGAAAAACGTGAGTATACCAAGGACGACTACTACAACGATTTTTATAAAATATGGGCAAAAATATGGAAAAAAATGGACAAGTATCGCATTGATAGTTATCGCAAACAAGGTATGTCACATGATGAAGCGCTTCAAAAGATAGAAGATATTGCTGAGAGTGAAACTAGAAAAAATAAAATACACGTTATTAAAGACGAAATATGGGGCGAAGATAAAGAAATTAGTAAAACATTTATTTTTATTCGCAATTTACTATGGGGTATTATTTATTACGTAATCTATAAATTAATTGGGTTTGTATTTGAATTATTTTTCAAGTGTAAAAAAGCAAGGGATAACTTGGTAAGCGAATGTAAAGAAAACAAAAATACAATACTTGGCAAAATATTTTGCTTTCCAAAAATGTGTATGCCGTCTTCGCCATCTATGCCATCTGCACCATCCATGTCAGATATTATGAACCAAGATGTATGTTCACCTGAATGTTCGCCTAAAAATACAAGGGTTGGGTTTTCGCAGTTTCTTATGAATTTACATATGTAATTCGTAACAACTTATTTATCTATCCATCTAAAGTTTTGATAGTGTATTCGGTAGTGTATTCGGTAATTGTTTCGAACTATGTGGTATCATTTTAGCAGGCGATATTGCAAATGATTGTTTATTCTTTGCCTCATGAACTATATTCTCCAGCACTTCTATATTTAGCGTCGGAAGATCCGCATGACTTTCCCAGAAGTATTTGCAATATGCCCACTTAAAGTCATAATCCTCTCCGTATAAATGCCCTAGTCGGTTGAGTAAAACAATACTTACATTAAATGGCAATAAATTAGAATTTGCACGCGGAAGCACATAACACAATTGAACTACATCCTCAATCGGTTGTTTATCTTTCCTAGAAAGGAACGTTGTATTCATGTGTGGAATATACTTTACAAGATCCTTAAACAATGGCGCATAATGAAACTTATAACACCATCTCCAGTCTATGCATCCAGTTGTGTAATAATTATACGTCCACTCCAACCCTTCAAGATAATTCATAGAAATTTGCCGTCTTCGTTCATCTGTAATCTCAATATCAAATAATGACTTGTAATATCGATACTCCCAATCGTGTGAGAATGGATTGATATATTTTTCAACATTTCTCTCTTTCATAGGTAGTAATAGTAAATCATCTGTTTTATATAGTTCCGTTCCTAAAATATCTTCTGTTTGACTTAATACTTTATTTGTCGATTTTGTATTGTTTCTCTCGTTTCTCTCGTTTCTCCCTTGTTTTGTTCCCTGTCCGGGACGTCCATGTGGGTTCTGGTATCCCAGCCGTTTCTCGGCCTTGTCTCGTCTCTTATGTTCATCCATGAATAATGCATCCTCGCTCTTTGCAATATTTGAAATAAACTCATGAAAGTTCTTCCACTGAATTGAATTTGTGCCCGTATTTATAAGGAACTTTGTATTCTCTTTGCCAAGTGTTTCGCGATATACATTTAGCAATATATTTATACCACCAGTCCTTATATTGACCGCCGGAAAATGTGGCAAAAAATCATTCCCTAATAGAAAGCATAAGAATATATAATCTTTAATACGACTTGTTTGTAATGCCATCGTGTCATGTGTCGGTGTATCCTTTGCAATACACCTACCATTAATGATACCCTGGTCGTGCATATACTCTACTATCGCCGACGCTAACTCTGGTATATCCAACAAGTAGTCGCGATTCGCATCTAACGTCGAGTCGATCGATTTGATAAACTCCGGTGTGTCTCGAAAAAGATACATGTTCTTATTGTTAGTAATATGCAAATGGTTTAGGGTAAGCATAATCAAATCCGCGTCTAATCCGTATATTAAAGTCGTAGTATCCGGTGAGTTATGCAGCTCTGGATATTTGCGAATATATTCGAAAATCTTATGCTCTCCTTCACCAGACTCCATACTAGATGATACTATGTATTTGGGCCCGGATACAGAAGAAGCGGCGTTGTTTTTGTTTTTGTTTTTGTTTTCATAATAATCGGAAACACTCGCATTTAGATTCTTCATGAACTCTGTTCCTGGAGTAATCGCGGATGTGTTCCATGACTCTTTATATGCAGCACCTTCAATGTCTCGTTGTATTTGCGATGTATACCACGACTTGTATCTTCTATCGCGCTGTTGACTTATTTTAGCAACCGGCGCTACACCATCAAATGCAATAAAAACGCAATCACGTGGCTTCAGCGTATCCACATAAAAATCAATTTTGGCACAAACCATGTTTATCAACTCATTCTCATATTCTTTATGTTTCGATTTATCATATGTAGGATTATTTTTTACGGCATCGTAGATAAGCGAGTTGCTATCCAAATAAAAATTATTCACATGACGAAGAGTTCTCATATCTTTTATGATCTGCCGATACTCTTTTACTATATGCGAAAAGTAACTTGGAATTCCCATTTTCTAACTATCGAACTGGTAAATATAAATATAACTATAGTTGTAATATTATTTCTATATACGTTTCATTATTATTTAAGAATGTCGAAAAGAGAGAAACGAGAGAAACACCTTATATAAATCAAAATCAAATCAAAATCTAATGTTTATATAAAATAGTAATTATATAATATATATAATAATATATAGTATACAAAAGTATATAGTTTATTTAAATTAGAATACATACTTGACATGGATCCAACATCAAATATAGAACAAGGATATAAAACAGATTTTAAAAATATATATACGTTTTTTTCTTCACTATCTCCTCTTTATATTTCAGCCTATTTACTTATTTCAAGTATAAGTAATGGAGATATAGGCAAATCTGGTATGTATTTTGCAGGTATAGTTTTAGTAATGTTTATCAATTCAATTATCGCGAGAACTCTCGGGGAGAGTGCAAAATTTAATAATGACAATGGTTCTAGTAAATATAAACTTGAATGTAACTTTGTTCAGTTACCAGGTTCAAGTGATTATATGATTCCTAATCTGAATAGCACGTTATTGGCGTTTATTTTTACATATATTATCATGCCAATGCAGACATACAATAGTTACAATGTAGTGTTATTAAGTATTGTTGGCGCATTCTTCGGTATTAATGCAATCAGTAAAATATTATATGGATGCACTACTTTAGTTGGTGTTTTAATAGGTTCTGTTGTTGGTTTTATTATCGGGTTCGCGTGGTATTCTGTCGTGATTGCTTCGAATCCTAAACTATTATTCTTTGCAGCTGATGGAGGTGAGCCTGTATGTTCACGTCCGTCGAAACAAACTTTTAAATGCAAGGTATACAAGAATGGCGAAGTGATACATAGCGCGTAAATAGGAATAGATGATACCATACAATCACATCATAGTCGCATCATACTCACGCCATAAATTTGTTACTATTATGCGAAATCCATTTTTTAAAGTCATTCATGGATTGGTCTCTATGAAAACTATTGGTAAGTAGTTTTATATTGTGATATTTCTTCGAAAGGGTTGAAATAAAGTTGAAAACAATATTTTTTGTAATCGCATTATGATACATATACATCCTTTCTTCCTTAAAGATGGGTTTGCTTGTTCGGCGATTGACACTATTATGAAAATCAAAAAAGAATAATTGTAAATCCTTTTTTGTTTTAATATTATCGCGTTTTACATTGTACATAATTTTTGCAGCATGTTCCGAACACTCAGGACACGGAAGATTTGCGCATATATTAGCACATATCGTAAGAAATTCGTCTTTTAACTCTTCAAAATGTTCGTCTCTCATCTTGAACGCAAGTGTATGAAATAAATACCAAGTTGCGTTCCCCCATTCTTGTTTTGTTGCCATTTTATAATATAATAATATAAAGACATTTTATTTTATTAATCATA